ATGAACTCACTCAAAGGAAAAACACCGGCCGCCGTCGCCTTCGCGGCGCTCGTCGCCGGCATGGCGTGGTGCGTTATCGCAAGCGCCAAGAAGAACGACGGGCTGCTGGCCAGGGAAATGGCCGCGAAGATGGCCAGGGTCGAAGCGCAGGCGAAATACGCCACCGAGTTGGCCGAGTATGCCGACCGCGTGATCGAGCTGCCCGAGGACGGCGCCCACTGGCACACGACCGTCTTCACGGCCAAGGAGCCGACGCCGCACGAGCGGCAGCTTCTGTCGTGGTTCGCCAGCGACCCGCGGCTGACGAAACTCAAGTCGTCGACCCATTTTCACCATTACACGCCCGCCAGCTCGGTGTACCCGCGCTATGCGAACGTGGTGTCGGGGGGCCAGACGGCGGTGATGGTACAGGACGCCTCGGGGGCGGTGGTCTATAAGGTGAGCGGCGCGGCGACACCGAAGGAGCCGTGGCCGCTGTTCAAGGGGATCAAAGAGTGCGTTTTGGCGCACTGTCCACACTTACGGCCTTGCCCGTGCCCCACGCCGCCGCCATCGCCTTCACCACTGCCCCCTTCACCACTGCCTGGTCCGAACCCGATTCCCGACGTCGGCCCGCCGGACGGCACGCCGCCGATCGACGCCAAAGACGAGACATTAGCCATCGTGCTGTTGTTCGTCGGTGCGATCGTCGTCGGGTTCCTGCTCTCCTGGAAGAGAGACGCGAAGAAGCTGTTTTAGTAGTCATTGGTCACTGGTCACAGGTCACTTGTCATTGGTCATTGGTCATTGGTCATTGGTCATTGGTTACGCGCGGCGGGGCGCTTGCCTTAACAAATGACGAAGGACCAATGACAAATGACTTCCGTAACAAATGACAAATGACTTCCCCAACAACCAACCCATGACAAAGGACAATTGACCATGACACCCATTTTTGGTTTCGCGTTCGAAGTTTCCCCGGTGGTGGCGGGAATCGGCTGTGTGCTGTTGGTCGGCGGCGGTCTGGCGATCGGCAAGCTGCTCTGGCAAGACGACCGCAAGCTGCGGCAATTCCAGCGCGAGTGCCAGGACCTCTCGCAGTTGCTGGCCCACCTTGGCTTCCAATTGTTGCCGCCTATTTTGAACGACGTGGCGCTCTTGGATTTCGCCCAGCTCTCGAACGACTTCCGCAACGCGGCGCGCGTGCTTTCCGACCCCAAGCTGCGAGCGGTCGAGTTCGCCAAGCTGCTGAAGGGGCTGGTCAACGACCAGTTCGGCGACAAGCGCACGGCGCAAGTGTTTCTTGACGACGTGGTGGCCGAGGCCAAGCTGCTGGGCTACGCTCCCAGCGCGTCGGCGTTGGGCGGCACGCCCGACGATTCGCTGCTTACCGACACGCCCGGCGCGCCGAGCCCTGTAACGGTACACATTCACAACGTACCCACGCCGACCGAGGCCGCGGCCGGCGCCGCAGCCACCAGCGGCACGGCGAAGGCGTGAGGCCGGGAGATAGGCATTAGGCGATAGGCGTCAGGCGAGCGGGGGGCGTAAGCCCCCTGTTTTTTACATCATCTGTGGCGGTGCCGGCGGTGCCTTCCCGCATTCCCCAACGCGCCTTGTCGAGATCGGCGCCCCGATGCCGGCCTAATTCAACTGGGCGGTGTTTCGAAATTGCGGTTTGTTGGGTTACTTGGCTGCCCCAAAATCACTGATGACGGCATCGCCAGGCTTCAAAAGCTCTTGCCCAATTGCACGATCACGAGAGGGTCGTGAACCAGGTGCGTTGAATCATATCCTGCACGGGTCGTCTCGTTTTCAGCCCCAAAGGGGCACGATTCCACAGCCTAGGGCGCAGCCCTAGGAACCACACGCAATCAACCCACCGAAGCCCCAACGGGGCGCGACCAATGGCGTGCAACGTACTCATGTCGGGTGTCACCCCGTTGGGGTGAAATTGTTCGGGCTCATCGCGTTCCTAGGGCGTTGCCCTGGTTGTTCTACACATCTTTGGCCGCGACGGGATGCTGTTTTGCCCCGTTCACGGGGCTTCGGCGCAGCCGTATTCGGCCCGGCGTTTACGCCGGGTTCGCAAACCGCGCAACTTAATTCTCTTCCAGCCACGTTCACGGGGCTACCGGAGTGGCTTAAGCCGGACGATTGGTAAGCCCCGTGAACGGGGCTAAATATAGAATAATCCGCTCCTATTTTTCCCGACATGAATGCCGGGTCTATGACCGCTTCGCGGAAGGCCCCGTGAACGGGGCGATATGTCTCTCGCGACTTGTGTAGAACAACGAGGGCGTTGCCCTAGGCTGTGGAATATGACCCCGTTGGGGTCGAAGGCTACAGGCGCGGCATCTGCCCTTGATACGTGGCTCACACTCTCTGCACTCCCCAAGCCAGCCGGCGGCTAATCTCCGGGCATGCGAACATCCCAACGAACCGATAAGGCACCGCGCAAATCGACTCCGCAAGATGGACGGAAAGCCGCGCCCGAGATTCCCGAATGTTGGCAGGTGCTCGTCCAGTGCCGCGACGAGGATCAGCAGCGCGAAGTGTACGCGCGGATGACCGCCGAAGGATTCAAGTGCCGCGTGCTCGTGCTGTAGGCGAGCCCGGGGCACCCGCGAAGCGGGTCGGCTCGCCATTCGGTTCATCCCTCATCCTTTCCCATGCCCCTCGTCTCCGCCACTGTCGAATGCCCGGTGTTCGAGTCGTTCCGCGTGGCGCAAGTTGCGGGCATGTTCGAACTCACGCTGGCCGACAAGTGCCGCGAGTCGTTCGCGGTCGAGGTGCCGGGTCTGGACGAAGCGTGGCAGATCGGCGTGATCGTCGGCCCCTCAGCGAGCGGCAAGACGACGATCGCCCGGCGGGCGTTCGGCGGGCAACTTTACTCCACCGGCGAATGGCCCAGCGACCGGGCGGTGATCGATTGCTTCGGTGCGCTGCCGATCAAGCAGCTCACGCTGGCCCTGACCGCGGTGGGCTTTGGCAGCCCGCCGGCGTGGGTCAAGCCGTACCAGGTGCTTTCGAACGGCGAGAAATTTCGCTGCGACATGGCGCGGGCCTTGTTGAGCGGGCGAGCGGTGGTGGCGTTCGACGAGTTCACCAGCGTCGTCGACCGCACGGTGGCGAAGGTTGGTGCGGCGGCGGTCGCCAAGGCGCTGCGCGCGGGCCGGTTCGCGCAGCGGTTCGTGGCCGTGACCTGCCATTACGACGTGGTCGAGTGGCTCGAGCCTGATTGGGTGGTCGATATGTCGACGCTTTCGCTTTCCAGAGGGCGGCTTCGGCGGCCGGCGATGCGGCTCGAAATCGTTCGTTGCGAGCGTGCGGCGTGGCGGCTATTTGCGCGGCACCACTATTTGAGCGCCGAGCTGAACCGGGCCGCCGAATGTTACCTGGCCACGCTCGATGGCGCGCCGGCCGCGTTTTGCGCATTCCTGGCGGCGATCGGTCACGCCGGCGTGCGGCGCGTGACGCGGATCGTGGTCTTGCCCGACTTTCAAGGCATTGGCGTCGGGGGCCGGTTTCTCGACATGGTTTGCAAGCTGGTTCGCGAGCAAGGCCGGCGCGTGACGATCACCAGCAGTCATCCCTCGATGATCGCCCACCTGGCCCATTCGGCCGCGTGGCGAATTAGCCGCGTATCGCCGGCCGGGCGAGAGCGCAGCCGCATGACCGGCCGGGCCAACTATCGCACATCGTTCGGCCGGCCCGTCGTCTCGGCCGAGTTCCAGGCGAGCGGGGGGCGTAAGCCCCCTGTTTGCTGTCCGGCATGACATGCCGGAAACGACTCACGCAAAGGCGCGAAGGAGCAAGGTGGGACTGCCCTGTGCAAAATGTCGGGACACGACCGTTTGGTCTTTATCCAAGTTTTATTCCACGACAGCGTGGCGCACGTCCGCGCGTCGGGCGATTCGAACGGTGTCACCCCGTTGGGGTGAATTGCCCTTGGTTGGCGCGAACCTAGGGCTACGCCCTCGTTGTTCGACACAAGTCGCGAGAGTCCTATCGCCCCGTTCACGGGGCCTTCCGCGAAGCGGTCACAGACCCGGCATTCATGCCGGGGAAAACAGGAGCGGATTATTGGATATTTAGCCCCGTTCACGGGGCTTACCAATCGTCCGGCTTAAGCCATTCCGGAAGCCCCGTGAACGGGGCTGGAAGAGAATCAAGTTGCGCGGTTTGCGAACCCGGCGTAAACGCCGGGCCGAATACGGCTGCGCCGAAGCCCCGTGAACGGGGCAAGACAGCATCCAGTGGCGCCAAAGATATGTAGAACAACGAGGGCTGCGCCCTAGGCTGTGGAATATGACCCCGTTGGGGTCGAGGACGGCGTTGCCGTCCACGCGTCACGCCGCAATAAACCGCTCACGCCGGCGCCCGCCGATCCGCTGCGCGGCTGCCCCGGGTCCCACCCTACGGCCCGTTGGGGTCAATTGCAAAACCGGCGGAATCCAATTTCCCAGTTTCTCATTTCCCATTTTGCATTTCCCATTTTGCATTTTGCATTCTCCCCTCCTCGCGACAAGCCAGACGCCGCATATCGTAAGAGACGCGGGGCAACGATCTGGGCAATTGCAATTAAGGAGCAAGTGATGTCGAGCGCATGGCTTCGCACGCCGCGGCTTTTTGAGCCGGAAGATTTCCGCGAGCACGAGACCCAGCACGAGCGGTACGACGCGAGCCGCGAGCTGCTGGACCGCTTCGGCGAATTCACGCCACCACGCCCGACCGTGCGCGAAACCTGCCGCGGCTGCGACGGAGCGGGCAGCGCGGGAAAGTTCGAATGCCCTGTATGCCACGGCAAAGGATACCGCAATCGGTTTGTCGACCGGCCGGGCGCTTCACGCCCGCCGCGCGCGTTCCCGCCGCGATTGGCGCCGAATGCGGTGCCTCATGAGGAAGGGGGCTTTCGCCAGCGTCCTCGCAGCGGTTCGGCACGATGAAATCCGGTTCCAAAACGAGCAAACCACATGATGTCTCCCATTTACGATTCCAATCGCCGAAGGCGCATGAATGTGACCAGACTCTACGTCTGCGGCCATTCGTTGCCGGACATTGTCGAAGAGTTGGGACTCAGCGAGAAAGTCGTTGAGCGCGAGCTTGCGGAAATCCGCAAGCAATGGGTCGCGTCGGCGCTCTGCGGCGGCACCGAGGCCAAGGCGCGCGAGCTCACCAAGCTCGACCACACGGAATCGGAGGCCTGGCGGGCATGGGAGCGATCACAGAAAGACTTCTCGCGGACCAAGAAGACAGAGAAGAAAGAAGGCGAGAGTTGCGAGACCATCACCGAAACGCGCGACGGCGACCCCAAGTTTATGGCCGCCGCCCAGCGCGCGATCGAAATGCGCTTGGTCATCTTCGGCTTTATCGGATCGAAGAAGTCGAAAACAGCTGGCGATACCGAGAAAGGCGATTCGCGTTTCACCAAATTCTTGGACGAGGTCGCCGAGGACATGGCGCGCACGGCGAACCAAGCAACTGAAAACCAAGACGCCGGGAACCAGGACACGGCGAAAGAAGACCGAGCTCACGAAGACGCGGCGGAAACCTGATACCCGAAACGTCCATACGACCATGCCGCATACAAACCCTCAGCACATACGCATCTGGACCGAATTCGTCAGCGAACCCACGACGTTCGTCGAGCGTTTCTGGCCCCACGTCATTCTGGCGCCCTACCAGCGCGCGATCCTCGAAAGCGTTCGCGACAACCCGGAAACCTGGGTCTATTCGGCCAACGAAATGGGCAAGAGCTTCGTCGCGGCGCTGGCCGCCCTCTGGTGGTTTTTCACCCGTAAGTCCAAAGTGGTCGCCAGCTCGACCACCCAGATGCAGCTCCGCAACATCTTGTGGGGCGAAATCGACCATCTACTGCGGACCGCGCAAGACATCGCCTTGCCCTTCCGCGACACGCACCTGCGCGTCGAATATGCCGACGGCGACATACCGGAGAAGAAGTTCTACCTGATCGGACAGGTGACGGAAAAGGTCGAATCGTTCCAAGGTCACCACTTGAAACGGACGGAAGACGGGAGGGGCACGGTGCTGTTCATCTTCGAAGAGGCCAGCGGCTTGGACCGCGAATTCTACGAGGCCGCCACCTCGCAGGCACACTCCATTCTGCTGATCGGCAACCCCCTCTCGGCCAATGGAATCTTCTACGAAAAATGCCGCGTCGGCGACCAGACGCACCCCGACGGCTCCGGACGCCTGTTCCGCAAGGTGATCCACGTCTCCGGCGACGATTCGCCCAACGTGATCGCGGGGCGCGAGTGGAAAAAGAAGGGCGGGCTGGGACGGCCCCCCAGCCTGTGTCGGGCATTTTGTCGTTTGAACAGTACCTCGAGCGGCTCGACAACTGGCCGCCCGACAAGGTCCGCTCGCGGCTCTTTGGCCTGTTTCCCGACGAGGTCGACCAGAAGCTCTTTCCGCCCGAATGGCTCGACCTCGCGCAGCGGCTGGGCGCCAAACTGCGAACGATCGACACGGCGGACCTGTCCGGCGAATCGTTTGCGCTGGGGATCGACGTCGCCCAGGGGGGCGGCGACTTGACGGTGTGGTGCGTCGTCGGCCGCTTCGGCGTGTGCCACGTGCTGGCCAAACCGACCCCCAACACGGCCGAGATCGCCGGACAAACGCTGCGGCTGATGCGCAAATTCAGCATCCGCAACTCGGCCGTGGCTTTCGACGCCGGCGGCGGGGGCAAGCAGATCGCCGACATGTTGCGCGACCGCGGGTACATCGCGATTGCCGACGTCGAATTCGGCGGCGCCGCGCGTGCGCCGGAGGAATACAAGAACAAGCGGGCCGAGCTCTACGGCGAGCTGCGCAAGGCGTTGGAGCCGACGGCGGCCCTGCGGCGGCTGGTGGACCTTGAGCCCGCCGCCTGGCGAGCGAAAAACCTGCACTGTCTTTCGCTGCCGCCCGACGATTCGCTTTTGCGGCAGGACCTGGCGGTGTTGCCGCTACTGCGCGACTGCGAAGGGCGGCTGCGCTTGCCGCCGAAGGACGCCGGCCGCAAGACCAGCGGCCGGCGCGAGCCCTGCGTGCGCGAACTGCTCGACGGCCGCTCGCCCGACCGCGGCGACGCCTTGGCCTTGGCGTTTTACGCGTGGAATAACCTGAGGGAGATTGAATCGTTGGAGACGATCGATCGGCCGTTGGTGTGGTGAGGAGGCGTTAGGGAAAGGCGCTAGGCGTTAGGCGTTGGGACGAAGCAGAGGAAAAAAGCAAAAGCAGAAAGTAGAGAGAAGAAAACCGCCCGGACGAAACTCGGGCCTGTCCCGACAACGCGCAGGCCGCGCAAGTTGAAATTGCGCCGGCCAACAAGCGCCGCCGCGGCCGGAGCGTCGTCTTCTAATCCCCACCCTGGTTGACCCCCTGCAGCGCTTCATGTGCCCCTTATGTCGAAGGCTCGTCGGGTAAAGGCCGAGTTTCATACAGGGCGTGACGGCGAGGCATAGGCGATAGGCATTAGGACGCGGGGAAGGCGCCGAGAACGTGATGAGGGGAGGGGATAAGGAGATGAGGAGAAAAGCGCTCATCATCTCATGATCTCATCATCCCATCACCTCTTCACTCCGCCAACTCCAAGCCACCTTTTGCGACAATCAACTTATATGAAGACCTGTGAGCGTTGCTCATTCCCCGCGGTTCGAGGCGAGCGGTATTGCAAGCATTGCCGCAAGCAAGTGCTGGCCGAATTGCGCGAGGCCGGTTACTTCGACCCCTGGCCGATCGACCGCTCCGCCAAGCGACAGATGGCGGAGCAACGTGACTTGAAGCGCAAAACCTCCGACCAAACCGACGACTGACCATGTTCGCACCCCTTCGCCGTTTTATCACACTCTTGACTGACGACACCGTGGCCGAGCACGCGCGAAAGGTGGGCGAGATGCGGGGCGAAAATGAGGCGCTGCGGCGGCAATACGCATTCTACCGCACCCGGGCGGAGCAGGTCGTCGAACGATGGCACGCGAAGTGCGCAACCATCACGGCCCAGCGCGACAGGGCCCTGAAAGATGCTACCGAGGTCAAGCAAGAGCTGGCGGACGTTCGGCTCGAGCTCGACAAGGCGAACCATGCCTTGGCCGTGGCCGAGGAAGAGAACCGCCGCCTCTGGGCGCTGGCCCAGCGCGACCAGGCCCGCGTCGAACGCGAGCGCGCCAAGCACGACCGCCGCCGCGCGGAGTTCGAGAACCCGGCGACGCAGGCGTAGAGCAGACAATTCAGACAGACAACGGCGAGCGGACCCACTGCGCGGGTACCCCGGGGTCGGCGCGCCTGAAACCCGTTCTGTGTGACCAAGCGTGTTCCGTGGCGCAAACAGGGGGCTGACGCCCCCCGCTCGCCTGGCGGCAAGCGGAATTCAAAACCTAACGCCTAACGCCCAATCCCTAACGCCTTGCTTCCCCCATGCCCTCCTTCCAAAGCTATCGCCAGCGCGCTCGAAGCGATGCCGACGCGAGCTACCAACGCTGCCGGCGGGCGGCCGTGGCGGCGCACTCGGCACAGCCGCTGGCGGTTTTCACCGGCGGCGGGTAGGACCTCTTTGGTATTCAATCGCAGGGCCGCCAACGGGCGTTCGACGCGGCCGAGCAATACTCGCATTTCCGCGGCCAGGTCTTCAGCTCGGTGCGGCCCATCTGCCAGCGGATCGCCGGCCAGCCCATCCGCCTGGCGCGCGTGGCCAGGGCCGTCAAGGGACGCGCCCGCCGCGCGGTCGAGCCGCGGCAGTACGACCGGCGGGCGCTCGACGAGTTTGTCACGAACCGGCTGGGCCTCTCGATCAAGGCCAACGAACAGATCGAGGTCATCGACCAGCACCCGCTCTTGGACGCGCTGGAGCGCCCTTCGCCCAGCATCCCCGGCTGGAACGACTGGTCGCTGAAATACGTCATCGTGGCCAGCCTCGAATTGACGGGCCACGCCTACTTGTGGTTTCCGGTCGTGCAAGGGACCAAGGAAATCTGGCACTTGCCGAGCCATTGGGTGCGTGCCCGCTCGACCGAGCAAGGCTTGTTCCAGGCCTGGCTCGTGCGTCCGCCGGGGGTGGCGGGCGACACGGAGCTGCCGGCCGATTCGATCGCGCCGTTCTGGTACCCCGACCCCTCGAACCCACTCCGGGGCCTGGGGCCGATGGAGGCGGGCGCGCGGGCCGTGCTGGTCGACGAGTTCGTACTAGAGGCACAGAAGCGGGCATTTCAACAGGGCATTCATCCCGGTACGGTCATCAAGGTCGGTTCGACGCTCACGGCGGAGGGCAAGCCGATCCGTCCGCGGCTGACGCAGTACCAGCTCGAACAGCTCCAAAGCGCGATCAAAGCCCAGTACCGCGGCCTGACGCACTTCGGCGAGCCGTTCATCGCCGACTCGATGGTCGACGACATCGCGCCCTTCGGCAACACGCCCAAGCAGATGGACTTTGGCGGGAACATGGACAAGACTCAGGCGCGGGTCGAGCAGACGTTCGGCACGAACCCCTATATCGCCGGCGCGGCCAGCCTGGGGAGCAGGGCCGAAGCCTCCGAAGCGCGCTACCAGTTCGCCGCCGAAGTGGTGAACCCCAAGATCGAGCTCCTCTCGCGCGTGTTCACCATCTGCGTCGTACCCCAATTCAACACCGTGCAGCAAAACAACACTGTGCCGCAACATGGCGCGCCGGGATTCGAAGCCGGCGAGCGGTATGTCTTGTTCATCGAGCCGTGCCATCCACAAGACGTGGAGATCGACCAGGAGTATTGGAAGCTGGCGGCGCAGACGGGCGGGGTGACGATCGACGAATTCCGCGCTCAGTGCCTGCGGCTGCCGCCGGTCGCCTGGGGCGGCCAGCGATTGTTGATGGTGACTAGCGCCAAGACCGACGCGCCACCGATCACCGTTCCACCCGACCGCGAGCCGCCGGCCGACCCGCTGGCGGACGATGAGGAAGAAGCGGTGCAGGGGGAAAGGAGGAGTAAGGAGTGAGGGGTGAATTCCGCTTGCCATGGCGCGCCGACCCGCCGACCCACTTCGTGGGTACCCCGAGGTACCCCGGCGTGAGCCCCCCGGTTGTGTTTGCAATTGTTTGCCGCCGGTGAAGTGGCAGTGTTCGGGTAATCACGGGCTTCTTCGTAGAGGCCAGGGGCAGTGTTCGGGTAATCACGGGCTTCTTCGTAGAGGCCAGGGGCAGTGTTCGGGTAATCACGGGCTTCTTCGTAGAGGCCAGGGGCTTGCCCCCTGGAGTTTCACGTTGGCATCTAGATCGAGCCCGGCCGCACTCCCTTCGTCCGTGTCGCCTCGCAGACTGCCTTCGGCGGCCTGCGAGGCGACACGGACGACACAGGTCAATTGGATGGCCTTTGTCTAGAAACGAGCGTGAATCTCCAGGGATCAAGCCCCTGGCATCGAAACTCTATCAAGGACCGCTGACATGACCAACGTGATGCACCGACCGCACGATATACCAAGACACTGCCCGCTGGCCGCGACCGCGGCCAGCCAACTGCACAACGAGCTGTGGGACCTGGCCGAGCTCGGCGCGCTTGCCCGCGAGAGGGGCGGCGTGCTGCCGCCCGAGGCGGTATTCTGGCTCCTGGCAGAATATGGCGCGCGGCAGCACGAGATCGCGGCATTGATCAGCGAGTGCCAGGACCGGGCCGATGAGAACGAGCGGCTCAAGCAGCAATTAGAAGTCTTGCGGCTGCGCCTTCACGAAATGGCCGGGCAGTCCGCTGCCGGCGAGCCGCCAGACGACCAAAGAGCGCGCATCGAGGCCGCCGCGCGCTCGGTCTGTTAGGGTTGATCCCAATTGAAGGTCATCAGGAACATAGCCACAGAGAACCCAGAGGATACGGAGAAAAACGTACAGGACGAATGGGCCGAATACTCTCGGTGACCTCTGTGGCTAATCGTCGTCAGCGTTCCGAGTGGCGATGATGTAGCGTGGGCTCAAAACCATTGCGGTTTACGTCATGCGGGGTTACAGTCAGACAAGAAGGTTGCCGAATCGATCGGTCTTTTTTTCGCGATAGCACGATGCCCTTGAAAGTCACCTGCGCGTGCGGCAAAAAGCTTGTCGCGGGCGATCACCTGGCGGGAAAACGCACGAAATGCCCGCATTGCGGCGCCGTGCTCACGATCCCCGCCGAAGCAACAACAGACAAGCCCCAGACGGCCGAAGAGATGGCCGCGGCGATAGTGGCGTCCGGGCCGCCGAACCCACAACCGGCGGCGCCAAGCGAGGCAGTGAAGAGTAAGACAGTGCCAAGCGAGACAGTGCCGCCGGCGCCGGAAACGGAGTACGCGCTGTCGAGCGCCGTCTGGGTCGCGCCGGCTGCCGCGCCTGCTCCGCCTCCACCCAAAGAGGAGTACGGTTTGCAGGCCGCGGCGCCAAGGGCCGTGGTGACGCCGTTCACCCCGGCCGCCGCCGAGAGCGCGGCGAACACCTGCCCCGAGTGCGGCAACACGCTGGCGGAGAACGCGGTGCTTTGCGTCGGCTGCGGATTCGACCTGCGTAGCGGCAAGAAGCTGGGCACACGTTCGCTCGAGGACAATGGCAGCGACCGCGGAATGCGGCGACCCAAGCCCGATCGAAAGTGAGACGCTCGTCCCGCCGATAGCGCAAAGTAGCAGGCACACGCCATGCGCTGTTAATTTACGGCCAAACGACCCATTCAGCGAGCGGTTGCAAGATGCCACCGGCTTGCCCGGTGGAGGTTTCACGTTGGCCGCTAGAAACAACGCCGGGTGCCCTCCCTTTCTTTTTCGCGTCGCCCGTCGAGGGAGTCGCCTCGCAGGCCGCCTCCGGCGGCCTGCGAGGCGACACCGACGTAAACAAATAAATCCGGGGAGCGTGCGTGTCTAGAAACGAGCGTGAATCTCCAGGGGGCGAGCCCCTGGCATCATGCCGGCATCGTACATCCGCTCTTGCCCGACAACTGCCCGCGCGGGATGCTGATGCTCATGGCCAACCTCATCACCAAGATCGTGACCGCGCTCACACCCAAGCGGAGTTGGGCGCAGTTTTCGCTCGCCACGATGTTTGTGATCGTGACGGTGCTGTGCGTTTGGTTGGCCGCGCACGTGCGGGCAACCAACCGGCAACGGGCGGCGCTGGCTGCGATTAAGGAGCTGGGTGGGCGATGGTTTTACGACTACCAGCTTGGCGATAATGGAATCAACTACAATCGCAATGAACCCCCAGTCCCCAAGTGGCTGCTCGACCGGCTGGATATCGATCACTTCGCCAACGTTGATCGAGTGGAACTGTGGGCACCGGAACATCGAGACCCGAACTCTCTTTCCCTCGCTCTGACCGACGTGAAGAAACTCGGCAGCCTGCGAAGTCTCTGGATGCAGATCGACCAGGCCAAACGGCTGACACCGACTGAGGTCGAACTGCTCGCATCGCTGACAGGCGTACGATGCATAGAGTTCATGCCGGACAAAAAAACCGATGCCCTCGTCGAGACAATCGAGCGCTTGCCCAATCTCGAAGGTCTTGACCTCCTGCTTTGCGAGGTCGGTGCAAACGGACTTCGACATATCGGCCGGATGACGAACCTCCGACGTCTCAGAATAATGGCCAGCGAGGTTGGAGACCGCGGATTGGCGGATATCGCGGGGCTAGAGTCCCTCGTTGAGCTGAACCTAATTGGGCCAGGCGTTACCGACACCGGCCTCGTGCAACTGGAGCGCTTGAAGTCACTGGAGATGCTCAGTCTCGAAGGAAGCGAAATCACCGGCGCGGGTTTGGCGCCAATCGCGCGATTGAAATCATTGCGGGAGCTTCATCTCCTTTGCAACGAGGTCACCGACGCGGGTTTGGCACATCTTCGTGAATTGACTGAGCTGCGCGTGCTCTACGTCGATGAGGCCCAAGTCACCGACTCCGGCCTGGCACATCTCCGGCTTTTGAAGAAGCTCGAACGGCTCGGCATCTACCACACCAAGGTCACGCAAGCTGGCATCGCCGAGTTGCAGCGGGCATTGCCTAATTGCGATATCTACCAGTAAGTGGGCTGCCGGCGAGTCTCGAGTCGATTTGCGTTGCGCCCCATCGATGTTAAGGACGGATTACCGGAAGTCGCCACCGACATCGTGTCCGCGCGCCGGGGACAATCGACGGTGTCACCCCGTTGGGGTGAATTGTCATTGGATTGGGCGCGAACCTAGGGCTGCGCCCTAGGCTGTGGAATTTGACCCCGTTGGGGTCGAGGATGCCGGCGGCCATGTCGCAGACGGCCCCGAAGGGGCCGAATTCGACAGCCCAGGGTAAAACCCTGGGACGATGTCCCCTCCATCATGTCGTCAGCCCCAACGGGGCGAAACTTGTTACGGTGTTTGCGAGTTGCACCCCATTGTGGCTGACGACGGGTCTAATCGCGACGGTTCCCAGGGTTTCGCCCTGGGCTTTCGAATGACACACCTTCGGTGCTACGCATGTGCGCGATCGCGTGCGACGTCCGAGCCAACCGGGCGCGAACACCGCGTCCTCATCGTCCCAAGCCAGGCGTCCGCTAGATTGCGGAAAGACGATCGAGCCAGCGGAAAGACAGGGAAGAAGAGGAGTGACATTGACTGCTTCGTTCTCCCCCTCACCGCGTGTCCCCTTTTTTCCGCGACAGTTGAGAGAACGACTCGCGCCGCTCCAAGCCAACGATCCGCTAGATTGCGGAAAGATGCTGAAACATCTCGCATCGACTATTGGTGGGCCGTCGCCCGCCCAAGGCGGTCTCGTCCCACCGTACAAATCTGAGAAATGAACTCGCGCCGTCCCAAGCCAACGAGCCGCTAGATTGAGGAAAGACGCAGGAACACCTCGCATCGACTGTTGGTGGGCCGTCGCCCGCCCAAGGCGGTCTTGTCCCACCCTACAATCCTGACGAAACATGAATTATCAAGACCTCCTGAATAACGTCCGAGGGCGCACGACGTACCGGGGTATCTCGACCGCGGCGCCCTTTTTGCGCGAATTGACCACGTGCCTGGGCGGTGTCTGCCCGTCGAAGGTCCTTGGCGATGTCTCGACCGACGCCTGGAACACGATGCTTAAAGAGGCGGAGAGCCGCCTGGTGTACCACGCCGATGATATGACGATCGGCGATTGTGGCGCAGGCGTCCCGCCTGCTTCGGAACGGGCAGGCGGGACGCCCACGCCACAACTGCCGCCGCATACCATCGCGACGTTTCCCGCCGTGATCACGACCACGCGGCAGGACCGCGACGGCGACGTGCTCGAAACCAAGGGGGCCGAGCTCGACCCGGCCGCGCCCCTGTTGTGGCAACACTTGACCACCGAGCCGATCGGCCGGCTGCTGAAGGAAGGGAAACGAACCAAGACCAGCCTGGCGGGCAGTTTCGCCATCGCCGCGACGGCGCTGGGGCAAGACGCGGCGCTGTTGGCCGAGCATGGGGCCTTGCGCATCTCGCACGGCTTTCTGCCCGACGAGTTCGAGCCGCTCGACGCCAAGGACGCTTTCAGCGGATTCCACATCACGGCGTTCAAAATCCTCGAAGTCTCGCTGGTGAGTGTGCCCTCGAACCCCGACGCCGTCATCACCCAGTTCAGCCGCGAAAAGCTGCATCACCCGCTGGTCAGGGCCTGGGCCGGGGCGATGTTCAGGGCAAGGCCCATCTTGGTGAGTGGTGGAGTGGTGAGTGGTGAGCTCGGCAGTGGCGACGTAACCCAGGAGCACGGTCACAACCAGGATCTGATGGAAACCATGAAACCCAGAAACAAGACGTTGCATCGCCAGGCCGTCCATTCGGACGAGATGCTGGAATGCGCGACCCGCGGCTCCGTCAGGCTGGAAAGCCTAACCTACAAGAGCGGCCGCGTGTTCTCGGCGGCCAACGAAAAAAGGCTGCAAGCGGCGGGCGCCAATTTTAAGGCCATCGCCAACGACGACGAGGCGCACCCCGACGTGGTACTCCTGGCCGACAAAGGCTACCGGTGTGTCCAGGGACTGTTCGACAGTGCCGGCGACAGCGGGGGCGATAGCGGCGGCCAGGACGATATGAGCGCCTATACCGTCGACGGCGCCAGCGGTGGCAGTAACGAAGGAAGCCGGCAAAGCGATCGACGTGCCAATGAACGGGGCGGCAAATCGGGCCGGGCGGTATCGGCCGAAAACGCGGCGGTGATCCAGGAGGCGATCGCGCATGGCCGGGCGATCAAATCGCACGAGCAATCGACGCCGGGCCACAAGTCGATGGCCAAGACGGCCATCAAGAAACTCAAGTCGGTGCTCGGCGCGAACCAGGAGCCGCCGGCCGACCCCGACGACGACATGAACCACGGCGGCAGCGGCGCGCCCAACGGCATGGCGCCCGATCCAGGAACTGAAGAGGCCACGTCGTTCGCGGCGAATTGCAAGGGCCGCTTGACGGGTCTATTTGCGATGGCCATGAGCCGGTTCGCCGCCACGAACGAGCTGCACGATCTCAAAGCGCTTGAGCGAGCGCTCGGCAAGACCCGCCGGCAAGTACGCGGCGCCATTTCGCGGATCGAACGGCAGCGCGAGCACGACGACGAATCGGCCGCACTGGCCGAGATCGTTTCAGAGTTCGGGCGGTAAGCATGCAGCTTCAGGCGAGCGGGGGGCGTAAGCCTCCTGTTTGCGCCGCGGACACGACACACCTTGGTGAACACACTGGACAACAGGGGGCTCACGCCCCCCGCTCGCCACACTCGAACGGCGCACCAATCGTCGGGTACGGCAATGGTGGATCGGCGATCGCCGACCCGCTACGCGGGTATTCCGGATCTTGTCACACCCTGCTTTTAACCCCACAAGGATTCCACCCATGAACGCTCTGAAAGCGTTTCTGATCGAAAAGTTCGGCCTCGATTCCGGCGCCGACAAAAAGGCGCTGCGGCAATTGGCGGCTGAAAAGCTGGCCTCAGGCGAGCTCTCGCGCAAGAAGTACCTCAAACTCACCACCGCCAAGGCCGATAAGAAAAGCCCGTTCGACAAACTGGCCGGCCTCATCGACGCCGCGCTCGATAAACGGCTCGCCGCGCTCGAAATCAGCGCCACGCGGCCGGACGAAATCGTCACGAATTCGGCCCAGGTCACGGGCTCGGCGGCGGCGGGAATGCCCGCGAAATCCGCGACGGAACTGGTTGCCGCCGCAACGTCGGCGGGGACGCGCGCGAACTCGGCGACGCAGCCGGCGGCGATTTTTGGCCCGGCCGCGGCGGCCGCCACAGGCGAGCCGCGAGTGAAGCATGCCAGCGAACAGTACGACTCGACCAAGGGGCGCAAGGTCTACCCGGCCAAGGGACTCGACGGCCGGCCCACCAACCATCCCTTGGCCGGGCAGGACGTCACGTTCGACGGCCGCCCGGCCTACGAGCAGAGTCAACTCGAGAGGGCCTTGAGCGGCGTTTGGCTCAAGCACAAGCTGCTCGGCCAGCTCGGCCTGAAGCACATGCTCTCAGACCACGACCGCGACTTGTTGCAGGAGCTGGTCGAGAAGGGGCAGTGGGTGGGCGATTACCAGGATGGCAACGGCGCCCAGTATTTCTCGCAGCCCAGAACGCTCAGCGAGGCGCAGCGCAAGACCTACCTCGACGACTCGACCTCCGGCGGCACGTACCTGGTGCCCTACTTCTTCGACGTCGACCTGGTGACTTACCCGCTGTTGTTTGGCGAGTTGTTTCCGCTGGTCGACCTGCGCGAACTGGGCACGAGCAACCAGGTGAAAACGCCGACCCTGGCCAACCTGACGATCGCGGCCGGCCCGGCCGAGGGCGACTCGCCGGGGATCAGCTTGCAGACCACCGCCGGCCTGTCGACGGTGATCACGTCGAACGTCTTTAACGCGACCGGCGCGCTGACGATCGGGCGTGACATGCTGGCCGACACGCCGATCGGCCTGCAAGACGCCTTCATTCAGCTCTACCAGGTGGCCCTTTTGCAATGGCTCGACCAGGCCGTGGCCATCGGCGACGGCACGACCTACCCGCTGGGCATCATGAACACGACCGGCACGAACACCGCCAGCGCCAAGAACTCGACGGCCGGGCCGTGGACGGTGGGTGACATCGAGAACATGGTCAAGGCGCTGCCCAAGCAGTACCGCGGCAAGAACGACAAGGTGGTTTTCCTCTCGGCCGACTCACAGTATTTCCGGTTGCGCGGGATTCCGGTGAGCACGACCGACCAACGGCGGATCTTCGGCTACGATCTCGACGCCTACATGTTCTACAACCGGCCGTTCAAGGTGCAAAACGGCATCGCCGCCGCGAGCTTCGGCTATGGCCGCATCGACAAGTACCGCATGTGGCGCCGCAAGGGGATGGAGCTGGCGGTGACCGACGACGGCAAGACGCTGCGGCTGGCCAACGAGCTGTTGATCACCGCCCGCAGCCGCTGGGCCGGCCAGGTGATCGACCCCAACGCCTGGGTGCTGATGACCAACGCGCCTTTGCACTAGAAGGCGATAGGCGTTCGGACGCGGGGCATATTCTCATCGTCCCAGTTGTCCGCTCGCCAAAGGCCACCGCGATTCAATTCGTTGGCCGCAAAAAACACCAAGAGCACAAAAACTCTGCATCTCTTCGCGCTTTTTCGTGTTTTTCGTGGCGATTTCCTGTTCTTGCCTAAAGCCCAAAACCTAGAACCCCATCAATCCCGGAGCTACAACCATGGCCAACCCCATTGTCATCGAACTGGATCGCGACGAAATTCGCGACAAGGAAACTTCGCAGATCACCCGGCCGGGCAACGCCAACGTGTTGATCGAGCCGATGGAAGAGACGCGCCGCGGCCGCTGGCGGAAGAACCAGCACATGCCGCCCGAGGCGCGGACCGATCCGAAGATCGCGCACGCTCCGGAGGAACTGCCCGGCTATCGCGTGTCGCTCGATATCAAGGCCCGCAGCGTGCGCGTGTTCGACCCGCTCTTTAAGGACGACGCGGGGGAAGCGATCGCCCGCGTTTTCCGCGACCAGCTTGGCCGGCGGCTCGACATCGAGCGGCCCTTGGTCTATGAGAACCTCCAGCCTCAGCAACTGTGGCGTTGGGCCAAGTGGATGTTTCGCGCCGTGCATGACAACGACGCGCGCCAGATCGCAGGCGAGTTTCCCAAGTGTGTCGAAGAGCGGCTGAAGCAGGAGCGCTCTTGGGACCTGAAAACCGACTTGCAGACCGGCAACAAGCATTGGGAGGGCGAGCCCAATCCGTTGCCAGCCTAGAAAAAGGCGATAGGCGAGCGGGGAAGGCCGTCAGGCCGGGCGTAAGCCCCCCGGTTCTAGCGTCCTGCCTACCTGGCGGTCTTGGGGTTCGCTCCTAGTTCGCGGGAGCAATGGGAAATGGAAAATGGGCAACCGGGAATTTGTCTGCCAATTTCTCATTTCTCATTTCTCATTTTGCATTTTGCATTTTTCTTCCGCCGCACGTGGGTTGTGGTGTAAGCGTCCCGACTACCGACCAGTTCTGTGACCCTCCCATGCACGTTGCCATCGTATCCGCCGCGCCGGCCGACATGCTGGTCGATAAGCCCGGCTGGATGGCCGACGGCTTCCGCCAGGCCGGCCACGACGTGCGCCGCTGCCACACGGCGCGCGAAGTGGCCGCGGCCGACGCCGAGTGCGAACTGCTCGTGTTCGACCAGCACGGGGCGGGCTGCAACGTGGGCTCGCTCGCCGAGCTGGCGGCCGGCCGAAAGGCAATTTGGGTGCAGTGGTGGCGCGACTTGTTTTCGTTCGAGCGCAAAATGCCGTTGGCCAAACAGGACCACATCCGCACGTTCGGACGGTTCCTGCGCGCGATCGACCGGTTGTTCGTCAAGGAGCGGAGCCAGTTGCCCGTGTACGCCGAGTTGGGGATCAAGGCCGAATACCTCGACCAGGCATGTCCGGCCGATATGCCGGCGTGCAAACATGTCGAGCGGCCCGAGTGGGAGGTGCTCGTCGTCGGTTCGGCATCGGGCGCCTACCGGCAGCGGTACCTCGACGCGCGGGCGCTGGCCGCCGCCGGCCGCCGCGTGCTTTGGGTCGGCAATGGCGGCGACGGTTTGCCGCCGGGTGTGGCCTGGCATCCGTGGGTTCACCCGATCGATGAGTTGCCGGCGCTGGCGAGTCGAGCGGCGGTGGTACTGGGGGTCGATTACGCGACCGACGTGCCGGGCTACACGAGCGACCGCAGTTGGCTGGCCGGCGGGATGGGCGCCTGTTACCTCGCGCGCATCGACGCCGCGGTTTACCGCAAAGAGATGAGTCTCGCCGAATTAACCAGGGCGGCGCCGGCGGTGGTTACGGCATCGTGGCCGTACCTAAGCTCGACGCCGAGATCGTGGTGATCGACAACCACCCCGGCCCACACGGCCAGAGCGTGATGCTGAAGAACTTCTGCGAGGGTTGGGGCGATGGGATGATCCGCTACGTGCCGATGCACGAACCAACCGGCACCAGCCAGCCGCGTAACCGCGTGTTCGCCGATGCCCAAGGCGAAATCGTGCTCTGCATGGACGCGCACGTGCACGTCGTCCCCGGCGCGCTCAAGCGGATGTTGGCATGGTTCGACGCGCATCGCGGCTCGATGGACCTGGTGAGCGGGCCAATTCTTTGGGACCACCTCCAGGTCGGCGCGACGCACTGGGAGCCGAAATGGGGCGACGACGCGATGTTGGGCCAGTGGGCGCTTGACCCGCGCGGTGAGAACTTCGATGCCGAACCGTTCGAGATACCCGGTATGGGACTGGGCCTGTTCGCCTGCCGCAAGGAGGCGTGGCTGGGCTTTCACCCCGACGCGCGCGGCTTTGGCGGGGAGGAAATGTGTTACCACGAAAAGGTGCGCCGGGCCGGCCACAAGACGCTCTGCTTGCCGTTCCTGCGCTGGTGGCACAAGTTCACCGACCCGCGGTTCGAGAAGCCGGCGTACACGCCCACGCTCGAGGACAAGGCGGCCAACTTTGTGCTCTGGTTCTGTTCGCTGGGTTGGGACTTGGCCCCGGTGCATGACGCCTTCGTGAGGCCTGGCAAGCTCAGCGAGGCCGGGTGGAAGCAGATCGTGGCCGACCCGGTGAAGAACCGCGGCGGGGTGCAGCGAAAGGGTGATGAGGTGAGGAGATCAGGAGATGATGAGCGAAGCACTCATCATCCCATCAACTCATCACCCCATCATCACCGCGCCTCGTCGCTTTCGGGTCACAAGCAACGCATCCCTCACCTCCAGGGTTTCCTTGACACCTGCCACACCGTGACCGAAATGAACCACCGGCGCGGCGACGATGGCGGACGCGCGGAGCCGTTAACGAACGAAACCGATTTCCTGTTCGTCGAGTTCACGCCAACGGTACCGGAAGTGCTTGCTGATCTGTTAGACACGGTTGCCGGTCCAAATGCGGCCTATCCTCCGCGGCAGTTTATCGCGCTCGACGGCACACATCGGCCGGGCCTGGCGGATGCCGTCAACCGCTGGTGCGGCGAGCACCGCGAATGGAACACGATCCTCCATCGGCCCGTCGAGCCGGGGATCACGCTCTTGCGCCGCGACCCGAATTACCGTCCGCCGCCAGGATTTGGTCCCGGCACGGAGTTGAAAGGGTTGTTGGAGTCGATCGGAATCGAGCAAGATCCGACGTGTGACTGCGTCGCGCGGATGGAGCAAATGGACCGCTGGGGGGTTGAAGGCTGCGCGAAAAACCGCGAGACGATCGTGGCATGGCTGAAAAAAGGCCAGGATCGTTGGAATTGGAAAGAAAAGGTGGCCGCCGCGGCGAGGGCAGTCACCAGCGGGCTGGCATTGCGGCTGTCGTTGGCCAACCCGTTCGGATCGCTGGTCGATGAGGCGATCAGGTTGGCGGAGAGGTCATAGGGTGTGCATGGCGTGCGCAGACGGCCGGTTGTGTTTGACTTTAATTCGGTGTTGTTCCGCCACAGCGTGGAAGCTGTCATGCCACCGGCTTGCCAGCTTGCCCGGTGGTCCGTGACGTTTGCGGCTAAGTGGGACGTGCCGCACCCTCGACCTGCCTTTCTCCGCCGTCCCGCTTGCCGCCGAAGGCAGCAAGCGGGACGGCGGTCTCGGTGGAATTGAAAAAGATCAGGAGGTGCGGGCTTTTTTTAGCGGCCAGCGTGAATCTCCATCGGGCAAGCCGATGGCATCTTTTTACCCACTGGCGTTGCCTTCCGCCGGATGGCGACCAGCCAGCCAGTGCCGATGACAAGGAACCAAAGACCTAAGACCCCGACATGGTCTTGGGACTTGGGTCTTTGAGCTTTGGTCTACGCCACAAATCTAACTCCCATGCCCAAATCGCTCACGCAACAAATCCATTCCGACCTGCAGGCCCAGGGGCTGATGACCGTCGTGCCGAAGCCGACCCGCGATCAGCTCTTGGGTCGGGCAAAGCTCCCACACCGCGGCCTGCAACGTATGCCGTGGGAGAGCCCGTTCGTGAAACAGCCGCGAGACTATGCCGTAACGGCACTTATCCCGCACTGCGGTACACCGAAGCTGCTCAAGCTCTGCCTGGGATTCCTGATGCGTCAGACGATCCCGGTCTACGTGGTCATCGTCGATACCGGCACGTCTGAAGCCGAACTGCCGAACGTGCTGGCACTGCGCAGCGAGCGCGTCGAGGTGCATCAAGTCAACTGCCATGGCACAGACCATGCCGTCGCGGCCGTCAGCTACGCGATGGACCTGGGAATGGCCGTCTGCCGGACCGAGCACCTGTGGTGCGTCCACTCCGATTGCTTCGTGACACGTCGCAGCATGTTGGCCGAGTTGCTGGCGCTGGCCGACGGCGGCAAGAACCCGTGCATCGGATACAGGACGATGCCGAGAGAAAAGGTTGAAGGCGGAAGGATGAAGGATGAGCCCAGCATTGCGAATTCATCGTTGTACTCTCATCCTTTGTCGCACTTCGTCTCGCACACCTGCACGCTGCTGCACGTGCCGACGCTCGACGAGCTCGATGTCACCTGGTCGATGCGGCGGTTGAAGCGGCAGGCGGCGAAGTCAGGCCGCGGGGTCCTCGTCGATACCGAAATGGCGATCAACTACCGTCTGCACGACCGCGGTGTGAGGCCGATCATCCTGGGCCCGGAAATGCTGGACGAAATTGAGATCGACGCCAACCGGGTTCACCTGCGCGCGGCAACGGCGCGGGGTATGTATCTGGCCAACGGGCGGGATGACTCTGAAATCGTGGGCCGACTGGAGAAGCTGCTTGCGGACGACGGCGACGTCCTGCCGGAGCAATCCCGGCGCGCCGGGACGGATTGCGGATTTCGGACTTCGGATTGCCGGAATTCCGCGAAGCCACGATTCTCGCGGCCGATCAGGCTGAACCTTATTTACCATGTCGCCCCGTTCGCCAAGTCCGACGTTTGGAAAAAGAACATCCGACAACTCCTCAAGCGATGGGACGTGTTCAATGGACAGCGGATCATTGCGATAGCGACCGGTGATGGTATGGACGCGGTTGATGAGGTCAAACGTCTTTTTCGTCGGGACCATGGCCACGAAAAACACGAGAATCACGAAAAGGATATGGCGGATGCTTTTCGTGTTTTTGGTGGCAATTCTCCGGTCTTCATCGAAGTCGCTAACGACCGCGTGCTGCGCGAGAACGCGAGCTTCCTGCCGCTCTTGGAGGCGGTGCAATCGACCGACCCCGGCGAAGCGACATTCTACGCCCACGCCAAGGGGGTCACGACGATTGGCGATGTGGAGGGGGTCATGTATTGGCGGAACCTGATGTATCACGCGCTCTTGGATGACCCGGAAGCGATCAAAGACGCGCTCACGCGCTACGCGATCGTCGGCACGCATCGCAAGACGACTACCGCCGAATATCCTTGCGGCGCGAAGTCGCCCTGGCACTTCGCCGGCTCGTTTTTCTGGTTTCGCAACGACGCCCTGTTTGGGAGGCGGTCATTAGTCATTGGTCCTTCGTCATTGGTTGAAGGCATGCAAGCTCCAGTATCGCGCGTAACAAATGACAAAGGACCAATGACCAATGACGGGAGCGCAGCGACCTGGCGCGACGTTCCGCCGCATGGCTGGGGCGTCGAGGCGTACCCGGCCGCGATGTTCGATCTTGAAGAAGCATGCTGCCTGGCGATGGACGAGCCGGTGAACGCCTACGATCCGGCGACGTACCCGGCCGAGCTGCGTTTCGCTGACGACGACGGCCCCGGCAAGTCGGCCGCGCTGGCAATCGAATTGGGCGGAGGCCGCACACCGCGCGGCCTTGGGTCTGTCAACGTCGATGTGCTCGACTGCGCCGACGTGCGATTCGACTTCGACGACCTGCCGACCAGGAAACTTCCGTTCGACGACGATTCGGCGCTGCACGTTTATTCGAGCCACTGCCTGGAGCACGTCGCCGACTATCGCCCGCTCTTGCGTGAAATCGTCCGCATCGGCGCCATCGGCTGCCGGGTCGAGATTCGCGTGCCGCACTGGGGCCACAACATGGCGATGTGCTACACGCACCAACACACGATCACTTACGAACAGGTCGAGCACTGGTGCGAGACGGCCGTTGGGTTCTGGTTCGGCGGCTGCGCGAAGCGGCTGAAGCACCATTCGACGGCTCGAATTCCGAGCCGAAATTTCAAGCGGATGAAAGCGCGGCATCCGGGCTGGACCGATGACGAGATCATGGAGCACGTGCCGGACACGTGCCACGAATACCGTTTCTTGTTCAACGTCGTTGCGAATGACGGCGCGTAAGAAGGGACTCCATGAATTTCCGCGAACAGTTTCTCAACGCTGAGCCGTTTCCGCACCTGGTGATCGATGATGTTCTACCGGCCGATTTGCTGCGCGCGGCGGCGGCCGAATTCGATGAGGTGCCGGCGACGGCGTGGGTGCGCTACGACTCGGCCGACGAACAGGGCAAGCGAACTTGCCACCGCCTCGACGCGATGGGCCCGGCGTGCCGGCAGATTCTCGCCGGCCTGACGGACCCCACCGCCGCCAAGATCGCCGGCTGGTTGACCGGGCTCGACGACCTGCAAGCCGACGCGACCCTGTACGGAGGCGGGTTGCACGTGACCGAGCCGGGCGGCTGGCTGGGCATTCACGCCGATAACGAGCGGCACCCGGCGACAGGGCTGGCGCGAAGGTTGAATCTGATCCTCTATTGCACGGAACTCGGAAAGGATGATGAGGTGATGAGGTCAAGAGATGATGAGAGAAACACTCCTCATCTCCTGATCCCATTATCTCCTCATTCCCTTGTCGCCACCCATCTCTCGCCACTCGAACTTTGGGACCGGGCCTGCACCCGCCCGGTGCGGGTGATCGAGCCCTTGTTCAATCGGGCGGTGCTGTTTGAAACCGGGCCGCGCGACTACCACGGGCATCCGCAGCCGGTACGCGTGCCGGCGGGCATCGAGCGAAAGAGTATCGCCATCTATTACTGGAGCGAGCCGCGGCCGCGGGCAAGGTTCGTCCGGCGGGCCGACGAGGCGTTCGACGCCGGGCGCGAAGCGGCCAGGGTCGAGCGGAGCAAATGACGAAACCACGAAGCACTTGACCACGAAACAAACGAAACACACGAAAAATGGAGACAGAACCACGGATATCGCCGACGTTGCGAACATCCGCGTTATCCGTACTATCCGTGGTCAGTCTGATCTTCTTTTTTCGTGTGTTTCGTGTGTTTCGTGGTTTCATAATTGCTTCCGACTTCCTAATTCCCACTTCGTCCGACTAATGACCAAAATCTCCGCAATCGTCCGCGCCGACAACGGCGGCCTGGGTTCGCTCTCGTCGCTTTTCGCTCATGGGCTGGGTTTCCATCGCACGATCAGCCTCTCGCGGATCGCCGGCGAGCACCATCCGGAGCGGTTTGACGGAAATGATGAAGGCGGAGGGATGAAGGATGAATCAGGAATGCCGCATTCTTCCATTCCCTCCAACCGGCACGCCGGCGACGGGCAGATTACGCCGGAGCTGATCGAGTGGGTCTGTCGCGGCGCCGACGTGCTCTTGAGCTTCGAGACCTGGTACGGCGACAGCGTGCCCGCGATGGCCCATGCGCTGGGCGTCAAGTCCGCGCTCGTGCCGATGGTCGAGTGCTGCCCGCACGACGGATTTGGACTCTCGGACACAGACCTGGCGATTTGCCCGCACGCGATGTGCCTGGAGGAAATGCGCGACAACACGCCGGGCTTGTCGCGCGCCGTCAAGACCTTGCTTGCGCCGCCGTGCGACGTGGAGCGGATCGAGTTCCACGCGCGCGACAAGGCGCGTGTCTTCGTACACCACGTGGGCCATGCGGGCTCGAGCGACCGTAACAGCACGTCGAAGGTGATCGCCGCCTGGCAGTATGTCACGACGCCTGCCCGGCTGGTGCTGCGCAGCCAGCACGAATTGCCGCCGCTGCCGGACGATTCGCGAATCAGCGTTGTGCGTGGATCGCCCGCCAACTACTGGGAGCTGTGGAATGGGACCTCACCGAGGGGATGTGGGGATACGGAGGAGATGGGAGGACCGTCTTTCGGGAGGGGTGACGTGTACCTGCACCCGCACCGCTGGGAAGGCTGCGGGCTGCCGATCTACGAGGCCCTGGCAGCCGGGATGCCGGTGATGACGACGCGCTGGTGGCCGTTCTGCGATGAGAGGGAACAGGAAACGGGTTACAGGTTACAGCCGGCAATGAAACCGTCGACTTCCGCTGACTGTCGTCTGTTCGCTGTCCCCTGTGACCTTCGCCTCGGCTGGCTGCCCGCGTCGAGCCAGGCGCTAGCGATCGAGGTGACGTCGCGGCGGCCGTGGACGGTGTTCCGGCGGGTCACGTCGCACGAGACCACACCGCGCGCGATCGCCCAGGCCGTCGACCGGGCCTTTGGAGCTGACCTGAGCAGCGCGAGCCGGGAGTCGCGTGACTGGGCCGAAGCGCATTCGTGGCGGACACAAGCCAGTGTCTGGCGAAAATTGTTCGAGGACCTGGTGGCGGGGCGGCTGGGCGAGTTGCCGGAGGAGACGAGTGACCTGGTTCCGGTCTCTCAGGCGGTGAATGCAGAGGCATCAGGCTGCCGCTCGCTGGAGCGGTCCGGCGAAGCGCCAGAGGAGGTGATCGGTGAAGCGTGA